TTAAGTGATAACAGGTGTCTGGAAATATAGGGGCAAATCCATATATGCAGCTACTGCAAAGTCACAGTTTGTATCTGGATCTAGTCCGTATAAATCAAACTCTAACTGTGTCGGTACTGTCTGACCTGCTGCTGTCCAGTTGGTTGTACCTGTTTTGCGATAGTATGTATAGTAACCACGAACATTACTAGAAGGTGAAGCAGTCCACGACATATTAACTACTGAGCCAGATACAATATCACCTTTGCGGGTAATTACTAGATTAGTAGGAGGTTGTACAATACGTGCTGACCCACCACCGATAACACCGCCAGGACTCCATACACCCGGATCTGTACCGTCAAAGATTGCATCAGGATATTCAAGACAAGTAACAGTACAGAAGCCTACGTTCTGTTGATCTGTTGCTACTGATTTACTCAATACCTTAAACTTACCAGCTACCATCAATTCCTTGATATTAACAGTAATACTATCCCATACTTTGAGATCCCACGCTTCGGCACTGGTAAAGGTTACAGTACGTAGACTGAATTTAGTTTTACGTAGTTCGGCGTTTACTAGTCGTGCTACTACTTCTTCATCGTATACGGCTTTAAAATCACGTGCTAGGGTAATAACTAGACCATCACTCTTAATTGCTTCATCCGTGCTAATATCCGAAGGAATACGCAATACATCGCTTGTATACTGGTTCTTAACTGCGGTATAGGTTGCATCAATTGTATTATAGTAGTCATTATTACCCGAAGTAGATACGCTTGCATCACCAATAATATTTGATTCATCATAGGTATGTACTGATAGAGTTTTACGGTCTACAGTTATACAAACTTGTCCTGCGTGTACATAAAGAATACCGCCACAAGCCTGTAGAATTGATTCTATATTCTCTTTATATGTTGACTGATAAGACATACTAATATTGGAAGTTAGTCCCTGTTGGAAACACCATTGACTAACTTCAGAGAATGATTGCTGATTGATTAAAGCGGGTTCTAGTCCCAGACCATAGGTAGTATTAACGAGATAATCATAAACCTGACTTGCAGGGCATGAAGTAGCGAAATTAGTACCACTATTAAAATCATAGATTACCTGTCCTTTCATTTCTACGGTCATATTGAAGTTATCATTAGTGAGGATACCATCCATTGTGGAATCTTCGGTTTTATAGATTACCGATGAAATAGATACTACACCTTTCCCTAAGAATTTATCAGTCCATTTCGGCCCAGCATATTGTTTTGCTAATGTTTTTGTGGTTGTGTAATTACCACCAAATCTAACTTCCAATTGTAGATACGGTTGGAATTTAGACACGATACTAGCTTTCGGTACTACGCCATCTGTAGTTATCGGTACTGCTAATACTGGTTCATCGTCCATGTAAATTTGTTCAATATGTTTTGCCGTACCTGTCATTGACACGACTTGCTCACTAAAGAAATATTGAGAGCTATCATCTTTTACGTTATACCAGTTATTGATTACACCAGTTAGAATGAAGCTGCCACCAGATACACCGTTTTTATGTGGTGCACTACCGCCATATATGACAGGTAAACCACTTGTAGGACTTGTAGAACGCTGTAATGCACTGGCTACATCGGAGTATCCCGTAAGCCCTCCTACCTGACCTAGCATACTGGTAGCGACTAATGATAGTGCTCCTGCTGCCGCTCCCCAATAGGCCGCTACTAATAGTGTAGAAGTACCAGCCGTGTAGACTGCTGCCGCGACCATGACCGCCGTTATTAGTGCTCCGAATATTCCACCACCACTACCCATTATTTGTTACTCCTATAGTAAGTTCCGTTTTTCTTTTTATTGATTAGTACGAAAGCGTCATGTTCATCATTGACACCCAATAGGCGACCAGATACCACTACTGCCATTAGCAATGGGTTATCTGGATCTAGCCAAATATCACCATCAATTGGGATTTCAACCTGTGTACATTCCTGAATGATAATATCTTGTGTACTGTTAAATCCTAGTTCATGTAGTTGTGCTACTCCCTCTTTTAAAGATGAGTATTCCGCTACTTCTGACCATTTAGTACCTTTAATAGTATCAACTACTCGTAAGGCAACAATATTACAATCATTAGTACCGAAGGAATAAGGGTTAGCTAGTGCATCTTCAATATGTTTCATTATTTCATTATGTAAATTTGCCATTAGTTCATCTTCCATGTTTGGTTAGCTTGGTTTACCTGTCCTAGTAGTGACATAAACTCATCGCCTGGGTAATATGATTGATATACGCTATTACTTGCAATAGTACGTGTCTGAACGTCTAGTTTTTGGAATATACTATTTACGTTTACTGTCATCTCTGTTTTTCCATCAATTGGGTTAGCTACTGCCTGACAGTAGTCAATGAATCCAGAGAACATCAACATTTGATAGAGTGGTGTAGTAGTATAGGGATCAAGGATTACCATATAGATATTAATTTTAGCTTTGAATAGACCACCTGAGAGAGCAAGCATCTGTACTGAGTTATCAATATTACTTACTTTAAAAGAGATGGCATTATTACTAATTCCTTTTTCTTCGCTAAATGCTGGTAGTGAGTCCTGTACAATATCGGGGAAAGATAGATAGGTTACACTATTCATATCGATATTAATAAAAGCATCAGTCCAGTGAATACCATTTGCATTTTTTGGGAATACATCAAAGCATGTTACGTGCTGACCCATACTCATTATTTCTTGATCAGATAGTTTAGTTTTTGGTGTCCCACTATTGCGGGTTAAGTTCCAATATTTTAGTAGATTTGCATTAGTCGAGATTGTATCAAGTGCCATTTAGAGATTCTCCCATACTGTTAATTTTTGGGTAGTAACGTTAGTAACTGGACAAACGTATGTATTCTCGGCTTTAAGGATGCCTGTGATTGTAATATTGCTGTACTTGATGATCTCGCCAGTTGCTACACTCTGACGTAATGCAGGGAAGATAGTAACGCTAGTATTAGTTCGGTCAATAATGGAATATATTTTCGTATGGTTAGTAAACTGGATGCGATCACCAACACGTAAAGATTGAGTAGATGTATTGATAGTTGCACTTCCTGCCGCCTTTGCTGTGGTACTGGTAACTGCTGCCGTTTGTGTACCTGTATAGGTTGATAGGTGTCCTAAGTCCATTTGAAATGGTTTACCCAATGAATGTAGTGCTAAAAACTGGTCTACTTCGTGACGGTCTGAAATGTTATAGGTTAGTGTAAATTCTGCTTCATAGTATTGTATTCCGGTTCCACGCTGTAAAACTTTACCTGTCCATGATTGATGTTCATACATTGGTTGCGTAGATTTCAAACTGAATCCAGATACTTTAATTGCTTTAGTAAAGTTAATCATTTTAAATTCCTTTTATAGATTTCTATTATATTTATACGAATAAAGGGAGCCTAAGCCCCCTTTATAATTATGAGTTACGTTTCTGTGAATCACGCACCGCCTGTACAATACTGTTTTGATGTTTCTTCAATTTTTCTTGGAATTGTTTATCATCATCACTACCATATACATATAATGGGGCATTGATAATAGTATCACCGCCCATAGTACCGCCGCCTTTTTCCTGATTATCTAGAAAGTTAGTTAGCTTTTTGTTAGCTTCTGGTTGTACTACGCGTTCACCTGCTTTTAGTACAAAAGATTTGTTATCCATTGATGAATCTAGTTCATCTACGCCACCATGGAATTGACCAGCACTTGCACCCTTAGCTGTACTAATGATAGACATACCCATAGCTGCAATCTGTGCGTAAGCTGGGATGTTCTGTGGAAAACCTAGAGCCAATGCACCCGCTAGAGCCTCTTGTATCTTCATGATGGTCATACTAATGGTGATACCCTTCTGTACTGCAAATGCTGCCTGTGCTGCCCCGCTAGACTCACCAAATGCCGCCGCCATACCGTTCCCAATTTGTGTAAAAGCAGATTCAGTACCTTCTAGTAATTGCATAGTTTCTTGGTGCTGTATTTCTACGGCACGTTGTGCATATTTGGCAGTAATTGCCGCTTTACGCTTTTCGAATGATTCCTTATCCTGAATTAATAGTTCGTTCTGCTTCAATAGTGCATCACGTTCTTTATTCATTGCTTCCATATCATAGGAGGTAGTATCTAGTCCTAACTGTTGGTCTAGTTGATTACCAATAAAGGCTTGACCTGCGGCCCCAACTTGTCCACTAGCTAATAGAGCGTTCTGATCATTGATAGTCTGATTTGGATCACTAAAGCCCAACATATCATTAATAATTTTTAAACGTCCTGCTGCACCTGCTGTAACTTGATCATTTAATAGCTGGCGTAGTTTCTCGTCTGATAGTCCTAGTGTCTTTGCACTCTTTTTGATAGTTTCTACTATTTCTTTTTGTTGACGGTCAAACTCTGCTAATTGACGTTCATTAGTACCGATAGTTTGGTCTACTAAGATTTTATCTAATGATTGTTGTGCTGCAATTCGTTCTTTAGCTTCTTTCTCACGTAATGCCTTGGCTTTAGCCGCTGCCGAGGCTGCTTGTCGGGCTGCTTTATCGCGTGCTGCCTTTGCTTTATCTTCTTCTTCTTTACGGATCTTATCAAAACGTTTTTGACTTTCTACACGTTGTTTGAATGCAAGATCACCAGCTTTCTTATTTGCCGCTAGGAAGTTATCAACTGTTTTGTTATAGGCTACGTCATCATTTGCCTTTCCTGCTGCTGAGACATCACTATTCTTCCCTAATGATGTTACTTGACTGGATGACATACCCGAAGGTGTAATACCTTTTTTATTGAGTTTATCAACTGCCTTCATAAAGTCAGATGTTCCCCAACCTTTATTAAACCAGTCCCATAATGCATTCATCTCTCTTACTACTGGATACATAAATTCCATCAATAATACCTGACCTGAATCAGTTGCGTTCTGTAGGTTCTTATCAAACCTTGCATATTCATCGGCCATATTTTCAGTAACTGAAACAGTTTGATTAGCTATATCGTTTAATACTGCCTGACCACTTCCCAATTCACGATACACGGTACTGAGTTTACTTGCATCACTAGCAATAGCTTCAAGTGCAAAAGTCTGTTGTGCAATTGGTATATTTGCCTTTTTCATTGCATCCATTAAATGTAATGTTGCCTGTATACCACCATTTGGTTGATTAACAAACTTTGCATACTCTTCGATATTCAGTCCCATATCTTTAATAACACTTGCAAATTCACCACCACCGGAAGTTATTGCATCACCGCATCTTATCCATTACATCCTGGTTAATATCTGCGAGCTTTTCCATACCTAATCCAGTAGTACGAAACGTTTTATCTAATTGCTGTAGTTGAGTTACTGACATACCGGATTGTTTTGATAGTTGGTTTAGTTCGCGTACTGTATCATTTACTTTCAATGCAAATGCACTAACTGCTACACCTGCACTAGCTGCAATACCCGCCACACCTAAGATACCTTTACTTAGAGTACCGAATACTTGACTAGTATTTGAAGCAACACCACCCAAAGCACCACCAGTTTTCTTACCGAACTGATTAATCTTATTTTCTGCTTCCTGTAGTGATTTCGATAATCCGGTACTGTCACCAGTTATCACTACTTTGATTTCTTCGTCTTTCTTTGCCATTTTATTTCTTTCCTTGTTTTGCTAGGTTTTTAATGTATTCCCCCATGCGATCAATATCAGATGATTGCTTTTTGACAGAATTTTGTTTTCTCTTTTCCGCACGTTCTTTCGTAGTTAGAGAATCATCAAGAATATCTAGAAAATCAAAATCAGAATAAGATAGTCCTTTTTTATAGTCCGGTGATAGTTGCGAGTACATAGCCATTAGATAACACGTATGAGTATGATATAACATTTGCATTCTTTCGGCCTTACTACTCATACAGGTTTTATAGACCCTAATAGCCATAAACAAATCAGGATCTAAATCTTCCATCTCACTAATACTAATTCCGTTAGTAGTGATTAGTTCTAGATATGTGCGTAGCTCGTGATCCTCGATTATTTTTTTTCGATTTCGTCCTGAATATCTTCGGGATCTTTATAGAGTTCGATGATTGCGAGATAGATTTTTGATACGTGTTCTGAATCTAACGCATTGAGGTTAATACGTCCTTCGATATCTTCGGTACTGAAAATTGGATCACCATTTTCATCACAAGTACATACTACTACTGCTTTTAGTGGAGTGTTTAGAGCTTCGATATCCTTTGAACGTGCACGATGAATATAGATAGTTTCGCCTTCGATTTCGTACGCGTGTTTTTTTGGAGATAGTTTATTTAGAATGTTCTGTAGATTCATGTTTATAATTCCTGTGTAAAATAAAAAAAGAGTGTGGATTACTCCATCACTCTTATTTATTATTAAGCATTAATACCGGATTGGATTGGACCACCATCTACAGCTAGTGTAAATGCCTTAGTCACTACTTCGTCTTTACTACCTGCGATCAAGTTTGAAGATACGAAAGCATTGTAGATTACGAAGAAGCCAGTTGTACGGGTTGCGTTTTCGTAGTAGGTGATTTTAACCTGAGTACGTACCTGATCATCTGCAAGTTGTTCTAACTTTTGGTGTACTGCGTTATCTGCTAGATAGTTAACAGTTAGTTCACAATCAGGCACGGATTTTGTTCCTAGTAGCTTGCGATTATAAGCAGAGTTGTAAGTAACAACATCAATAACAGTAGATTCAAAACCACTAGTAGCGAATGCTGCCACTTCTGGGATTTCTTGAAAATCTGCGGCAGCGGTAGAGCTACCAGCGGTATAAGTGCCTAACTCTACTTTTAGGTTAGCACCAGTCATAATAGACATAGCCATATTTTTTATTTCCTTATATAAGTTGGATTAGTAGGGAAAGTCCTTTTCCCTACCGTTTATTTATTTATTCTGTGCAATTAGTAATTGAGTTACTACAGCACGTAGTTCATCAAGCTGTAGCTGTTGGTCTGCTAGTTGTGCTTTTAGTGAGTTATTCTCTTTAGATAGTTCTTGAATTGCCGCGAGTCCATCTAATAGCATTGGAGTTTGATCTAGATGATACAATTCACCAATTTTATTAACGTACTGTGGATCAATAGTCATAATCTGTTGGCTGATTACACCACGTCGAGCTTTTTCAGGAGTATCATTAAATGTAAAATTCTTAAATTCCATTCTATTGATATTTGATAGAGCTACCTTAGTATCTAAATCACCCTGAATAGTTTTTACGGACTGGTCAGATACTGCTGACATAGTGATCTGATTCCATGCACTCCATGAGCTGTTGTTAGTCTGGATACGTGAGAATATACGGTTTGATGTATCATAAAAACGTTGTTGATACCATTGACCAGATACACCAGTTGCAGCACTAGGACCAGCATCTAGACCCTGCGTACATTGAGTGAATAGAGAGCCGTAAACACTACCCGACGTTGGGGCGTTAGACATAACACCGCCAGTATTTTTCCATCCTTGATACTGAATGTTAAAATCATTACCCGAACCACCGTCTGTACTGTTACCGTTTGGTGCTAGTCCTCCGTTATAGCCAACATACATCACTGTATTAGCCTCTGGTTTAGCAAAACGTATAGTTTTACGGTTGGTTGTTGACGTATGACCATCCATAAAAAGATAGAGTCCATCTTCACCATTATTTTCAAAATATACACGCTTACCTATAGTACCGTCACCTACGCGGTTAGATATTAGATAAAGTCCCGGATAGTTAGCCTGTGTAACAATCTTACTAGAAGAAATAATATCACCACTTGCCGTAACAGTACCGGTAGATAATGATCCAGAAGTTACACTACCAGTTGTAGTCAATGAAGAAGAATCAATACTTCCTGTTGCTACAATAGTATCAGCATTTACACTACCAGTAGTAGTTACTGATCCAGCATTTACAATACCTGTTGTAGTCAATGATTGGGCGTTCAAACTACCCGTAGTTGTTAATGTACCCGTACTGGATAGATTACCCGTAACAGATAGATTTTTTAATGTAGTATTTGCTGCTGCTGTACTAAGTGTATCGGTACTAGATGTATATTTAATTACATCAAATGTATCATTTTTAGATAAGGTAATATTTCCATCCGTTCCAATTAGTGAATATTTTGTAGCACCAGTTCCCGTTTGATTGAGAATAAATGCAGGTGATCCACCTTCAATTGTAATTGGTGATGTTACTTTACCAGTGATTGATAGATTACCAGTAAATGATTGAGTACCGGCCCATGTATTAGCTAGATTCAGAGTTGGTATCTGATTCCATGTTCCATTAGTACCAGCTTCGATAGTACGGAAGAATGCTTTATTCTGTCTTCCTACAATCTGAAAACCATAATTACCACTAAAGCCAGTATGAGTACCGCCATAGACATTAGTACCGTCTGGACCGTTTACACTACCAGCTAAAAATCTACTACGGTTAACAATGGATGTTTGACCGTTCCAGTCCTGACCAGTTGAAGATAAAAATCCATTTGGTGAGCTAAATGTACCATCACTATTAAAGTTAAAGAATTGAGTAGTATCACTTGAAGTAACGCCACGCCATACTAATTGAATTGCCCCGTCGCTCGTTCTAAATTCTGATTGTGATTTAGTAGATAAATCTGCATTTAATTGTTTTGATACAAAGGTAAAATCATTTACACCAGTACCGGAAGCAATAAAACCATTACCCGCTTCAATATTACCACTAAATGTTAATTTAGGAGCCGTAATTGTTAGGTTTTCTCCGATATTCATACCATTTGATAGTACAGCACGACCACCACCACCGATATAATAGTTAGGTGTAGTAGTAGAACTATTGGACATATAAAAGCCAGGACGTGCTTGTCTAAAATCGAATAATGCACGCGTTCCGTTTGCAACTGCGGTACTCATTGGATCAGCTACGCCCCACGGGTAAACTACATCAGATCCTGCGGTATATGTTGCCGTTGGTGCAAATGCAGTACAGAATGCTGGAATCCTCATACGTACTGGAAACGCTCGGCCTTCTACGTATACTGCCATCTTATCTTCTGCAACCTTCGCACTAACAAGAATACAGTTAAGTGCTTTTTCACTTGGTGCATAGCAGTTATAGTAACCATATCCAGCATCACCGCGATCTGTCCATCCACCAGCACGAACAAAACCGTTAAACTGTGCGGAGTTCATCGGATCACCACCAGAAGACGATTTAGTATATAGATCGATATGTGCACCAGTAGAAGAAATATTATCATAGGATAGATCGATAATTACTGGATAGTATTTGTCTGCTTCCACTCCCGGAGGTGCTGGAACTGCAATTATTTGACCACCGCCAACCGTAGGTGCTTTAATATTATTTCTAGAAGTAGTAACGTCTGCAACATCACTTAGATTACTTGCAATTTTCAATTGTGCATCATTGGTTACATTACTTAGTCCTACATCACCTTTAGTAATTGATATATTACCTGTAAGTGCTTTACCATTAATAGTAGTAGTTTTTGGTACATATAGGTTACTAACTTCGGAAGAAGAAAGAATACCTAAGTTTGTTCTCGCCTGTTCTGCTGTACTTGCCCCTGTTCCACCCTGTAGAATTGGTAGGGGTTGTGATGCGTTGGCTGTGCCGTTCCACACCCCCCAGGTGCCATCATTCTTAACAAATAAACGCATATTACCATCGCCGGATACTACGCGAGTTTCGCCAACGGGGTTAGCGTATTGTTGGAAACGGCTTAAACCTAAGTTAGTACGGGCAATTGAGTTATCTGCTAGATCACTAAGGTTACTTGCAATTTTCAATTGTGCATCATTGGTTACATTACTTAGTCCTACATCACCTTTAGTAATTGAGATATTTGTACTTAGTGCTCTACCGTTAATAGTACGGGTAAGTGGTACATACTGATCACTAATCTGGGTTGCAGTAAGTATACGCGTCCATGCTGTATTCTGGTTCTTTGCATAGATTGCCAATGTACCGGATTTAGTCATTGCAATGGAACTAAACGAATTACCATCAATAAGACCTACACCCATCATATCCGCACTGGCTGGGTTTCCTAGCTGTGATGCAGGTACTTTAATAAAGCTATTACCTTCGGGGGTAAGTGGTTCGTACTGAGGCACATCATTACCATTAGCACCAACACCATAAGATCCTACTACTAAGTTTTCGCTTAGTGGGGCAATTGCGTTAGTTGCAATTACTTCGGTAGGCACAAAGTTATATGTTTTGGTAACTACCGAATCTTTATCACCATTTAGAGAATAAGAAGATATAGCACCATTAACCATACTATAAGAAATTAGACCATCAGTTACATCGTACTGTAGAGTAAGTTGGAATTCTTCTTGTGATTCTGTCATTTCATCCAAAAATTTATGGGCCGTACAATCTGCTACATAGTTTACGGTAATTGGAATATTCGACGCCGTTTTTTCGGATAATAGTTTTTCGGAAAATCCACTGTCATATACTTCAATAGTTTGTACTTGACTATCTACACCAAATGTAGGCATTGCTGCCAATTCGTTTACTTGTTCATTTCCTGCGTTATCGGGGATACGGTTTGCGGTGTCGTTATTAAAATATAGTTTAAATCCACCGCCCGTAATAATCTGGTTTGCCATCTTTTGTAATTCCTTTTATCTTAGAGTCGCTACAATATTTATTGCAAAAGATAGCGATTGATAACCAGTTGACGGATCTGTTACTAGTTCACTGTCTGCTACGTCATAACTATGAAGTTGTACACCATTATTACCAAATTCCATGATAGTATTAGTACGGAAGTAATCAAAAATAGTACCGAAGGTGTCGGCGGGTAAATTGATTGAAGGTTCCGGTACTAATAGGAATTGAAAGTTAAAGTTACCCATTTGATTTTGATTATTATAGTTTACAGATTGGTAGGTTTGATTGGTTGAAACGAGAATAAAGAGATCACGCCCTGCTGCAATATTCATTGCTTTACGAATTGGCATGATATTATTTAAACTGTCTCTAATAGTTTTCTGTACTTGAGTTAGAAGATTCATATTACCACCCGTAATTATTAATTGTTGATGGTCTAATGTAAACTTCACTGATACCACTCAAATCATTATAGATATTATATACAGTGTAGTTAGTACCCTGTACGCCTACTACGGAATCAATTGCGATACTGTAAGTAGATAGGTCATCAGTCTTTACTGATAGAAATGTTTCTGTACTTTCTACAATCCCTTCAGTACCGCTATCTACGACTACGGGGCGATTATCTACAATTGCTGTAAACGTCGCCCCGTTAATTGTGATAGGTTCACCAAAGGCATTTAGAAAAGTAGAATCAATTTGATTACTAGTAAAATGCCTCATAGTGAAAGTACCTTATGCTTTTAGTTTGATTTGTACGAATGATTCTTCGTGTGCAATAGCTACATCAAGGTACTGGAAGCTACGGATTGCGATAGTTTGTGCTGCACGGTAGGTAGTATCGTCGAAATCCAGCTCTTGGCCTTCGTTCCAGTTAGTAAAGATTAGTTCGGAGAAGTCACCAATTAGAATTGCATCTGCTGCTACGAAAGTAGATTCAATTACGCGTACTTCGTCACACAACCACATATCATAGCGATGGCCTGCTACAGCACTTACTGCACTGGTGTTACCCAAAATTGCATACTGACGTAGTTTAGCGAGCATAGAAGGGTGGACGATTGCAACACAACGGTTGATATCAACGTTTGCTACACCTAGTGCCTCAATTGCTTTCTGTACGTCTGCTTCGGTTACTGTACCTACTGCTGCGGTTTCCTGTACTGGAACGGTATTAGCGATTTGTGTAAATACTGCTGATTCTAGACCGTTAGAACATTGGCGTAGTAGCTCATCAGTTACATAACGTTCGGTAGCTGCGTTGCTTAGTAGCATTGCTTTAGTGATCTTGATACCTGCTGCGAACATGCGAGGCTTTAGAGTGATCTTATCGAAGGTTTCGAAGCCATCGGATACTGCTTCATCTTCACCATAGAAACGTGCTACTGGGTTCATACCTTTTGCACGTGGGATAGAGAAATTACCACGACCAGCAAGACCACCAAAGACGGTAACTGGTAGTTCACCTAGTACGGTACGTGCAAGTAGTTGGCGAATATAGGCATCTGCTAATTCTTCTTTTACAAGACCTGCGGCAGTGACGGTAGAAGTGGTATCGGCAGTAGAACGTACCATAGCATTAAGATCTGCATTATAACCGCGTGTACCTTTTTCGAAGGTTGCTAGTTCGTTTGCTTCGCCTTTTAGACTACGTAGACCTTCGGCGATTAGAGATTTTTTATCCATTTGTTTGATTTCCTTATCAATTGATTTGTTATCTTTATTTAGTAGTGAGCGTTTAAAGTCTTCTACGCTTACACCGTTTTTAATTGCTTCTTCGGTACTAACACCTAGTACCGAAGAAATAGATTGAAGTTCGCGAATACGATTTGCTTCTACTTCTTTATTTATACTTTCTTGAATATCAGTTACTGCAATAGAACGTTCTTCTACTAATTCCGGTTGTACATCTTCTTGTACTTCCTCGATTACTTCAACTTCTACTACTTCTACTGATTCTTCACTTTCGACTACTACGGATTCTTCAACTACTTCTGATTGCACTTCTTCTTGTGGTGCTTTTTCAATAATTTTTACTTCCTGTACTAGTTCTTCTTTTTGTTCTGGTTCCATTTGGGGTTGATCCTCTAAAGTAATTTCATCATTACTATTTAGTGATCTTCCTACACCTACGCTATTATCTGCGGGAGTGGATACGCTTGATACTTCGTATGGTTGCCATTTGGAAACGATTAGATCATTACCATCTAGATAGTAATCTAGGATGTTATAACCTACTGATACTTTAGGGCGAATACCTTCTACGATCATTCCGAAGATAGTATTTGCAGTACCCAAAGCACTAAAACGTACAGTAGCACGACATACTTTATCCATATCTACGCGAGCATTTTCAACTATACCAACTTGACGCATTGCATCATGTTCTACTAGTACAGGTGCACCGTCATTTAGACGGCTTAAATCTACGTTTTCAGGACTGCATAAAAGGATCTCATTATAGAGAGTCCCTTTAATATCGCGTACTACTGGAATTTCGGAGGCAAAAGAGAGTTCTACAGTTCTATCGTTTTCATCAATTGCATTATTGATCTGCGTTAGATTGATCGCCCTCGTCTGGTTCTTGTTCAATTCCATTTTCTTTATTTTCCTTGTTGATTTCTTCCATGACAATAACCGGATCGTATCCCATCTCCGAAATTACCATTGCCTTACTCTTTAAACCGTTATCAATTGCTAATACTTCGGTTTGAAGGTCTTTATATGGATCTAGGGAGATTTGACGCGTCTGTACATATTGTGCATGAGTTAATTTATTAAAATCACTAAAATTTAAATTGCTTAATGTACTATTATTTAGCATTGCAGATTTTAGCCATGCAATATAAAGAGGTTTCAGTACGGATACAATTAAAGCATTAGTACGGCTTTTAAATGTTGATTGCTGTAATTTATCAGTTAACTTTGCAGCACTGAATGAAGCATTACTAGTATCAGAAGTTAGAGATTGTTTTGTAATATCTAATCCCATTGCAATCATCATCATTTGGTTATCAATAAACTCTTGTATACCATCGGTAGTCTGTGTTGGGTTTACTGTTTTAATATCCTGACCTGCCTGTAGTTCTACGATTGCAGCCGGATTTAGATAGTCCTGATCATAGTACGATACACTATCATCAGTCAGTAGCTGTACGTCATCACTATCAGGGTTAGTAATAAAGGCCATTGCGGACGCTGCAACCTTTCGGGAAGTAATTGCCGCCGACATAAATTCCTCTAACTCTTTTAACTTTTCAGTACCGGAATGCACATCTGGAATACCGCGTTGCTGTGTTGGATAGTCCTGCTGAAATAGGTGTAGGATCTCGTCGGCTGGTACTCGTTCACGCTCACCAATCATATAGTTGTACATGATGGGGTTATAACGTGTTACCCAATAAGCTACAGGTCGGTTAGTATTAATATCAAATTCAATACCATTACTAATATAGTTACCACTTGGTAGTAATTGGTTCTCATAGGTCGAGATACGCATAGAATCGATAATCTCAATCTGTGGTAGCTCTCCTGGCTTACTGTGAACGCGAATGAAACAATCACCATCTACTGATCGAGTACGTTCTACCAGACGTTGGAAGGTACTGATATCTAGAGTACCGCAGCGGGAAAACGCTTTAGGATCTTCGGCCCACGTGTAAAACGCATCTTCAATCTGTTTATCGATTGACTGGTTAACCTGTTCGTCGTCGGAGCTATGCGTACAAGGGCGAATATATAGGCCATCTGCACCCGTTACACCTGCACTATTCGTACTAACATATTTTTTTACAATACCGTTCTTGATTGATAGTTCACGACTAACGGCTACCATTACGGGTAGTGTACGGTTAATGATGGCGTTAATATTGCCAGCCTGATTACCACCAGTGAAGCCAAATGAGATAACAGGGCTAGATGATCCCAAATTCAGGGAAGTCATTGCTCGTTTCATTGGGTTATTCTTCATTAGCTTCACTGGCTTCTGTACTAAAACTTTTTGTTTAGGTTCTTCTACTTTCTTTTTATTCCATCCGAACATTATCTAGATCTCCTAAATGTAGTAATTGATTTGATAGGACATCCAGTATTGAAGCCTTTCATATCCGAAAGTAAATCATTTGCACGACTGACATATACAGGGCGTAGTTTCATAAGTATTTCGCTACTTTCATATGTTAATGATTTATTTTGGATTGATTGACTTAGTACACCACCGCCTTTAATTCTATCCATGATGATTTGATCAATATCTTTGATGATTTGCATCAGGTCGTTATATTCTGACGCTTTAGAAGTTGGATCTATTACTTCGAATTGTTGTACACCATATGCTACGGTACTGTTAATAATTGCAGTCCATACACCCGCTACCCAGTTACTAGTATCAATATCTGGGAAGGGATATGTATATGAGGTCTTTACCCCGTTTGGATCAATCAAGTCTACTTCTGACCCTGCGGGGTAATCGAATGTAATAGTCTCGCCTTTAAAGATATCGCCTCTTAGGGTTACTTTGCGAACTATTGCCATTTTATTTTCCTTATTTAAAGAATCCACCACCTTTACGCGGCCTTATTACTCGTTTTGGAGTTGGCTTAGTTGGTGCTTCTTCTGTATTTACTTCTTTATTTAGTCCTGCTTTCTCTTTTTGTTTAGCGTTGTATTCCCTTAGTTGTCGGAATGGTTGACTACCTAACTTGGATAGATACCACTGGAAACATATAAGCGAGTAATTAAGACAATCAAGGGTTTCATTTCTCGCCGAACTAACTTTCTTCACCCATACCCAGGCACCAGCCTTTATTACTCGCTTCTCGGAAGTAAGCTGAATAAAGTAATCATCCGGTACTGAATGACTGAAATGTATTTGTACTTCCTTACTATTTTCACTATCGGATACAGCACGGTTGAGTAATTGACGGACGTTTGATTTGCCTAAGTTTACGTTAAGGTTAATCAGGGAGTGACCACCAGCGGTACTATCTTTGAATAGTGGGTTAGAGTTAGACGTACCACCTTTGATTGGTTTAAAGATAGTAGAACTACTGCAATAGCGATATACGGTACTAGTTGCGTTGCCGTTCGAACTATCTACGAATCCTGCCAGTACCTTCAATGGTTTACCCGATTTAGTTTTAAATGGTGTATTTGCAAAGGCCGTTAGCTTATTCCATGCTGGTGCTTCGATCTTAGTACAGTCAATTGCGTAAATGCTTCTATGATCTAGTACATATAGATTCTTTTCACTTACTCCTAGTGTAGTAACTTCCAAACGGTCTAACTGTTGGTCTACGCCAAATACGATTCCCTGACAATCATCTGGCACGGTATTAATATCTATTTCACTATCGCGTAGGTTCTCTAACAGTACCAAATCATGGTCGGTATTCTCTTTATCAATATATGGTAGTCCTAAGACGTTGTTATAGAATGATGCAAGGTCAAAGGTATAATGTGCTTCGGCAAAGTCTGCTACTATTGATTTTATGGAGTTGATGGGGGAATAGAGTCTAGATATGTGATATCCCATTATATCGGTTACTTCTGGTGCTGTTACTACCCATTCACCCCTACGAATCATTCGTACACGTTCTGCTTCGGTGATTACATTATTACATTTTGGGCATTCTAATCTTGCAGTATCTGCATCGGGGATACGACGGCGACCACCTTCTATGATCTTCCATTCAAATTTAACATTCTCGAATACCATTTCGTGAGAGTGGTTACAGTGTGGACACGGTACATAAAACTTCTGTTTATTACTTTGCTCGTACTGTTGAGTAATCAGGTCGTGTTCATCTAGTGGTGTAGAACAACACATAATAAGGGGGTTAGAGAATGCTTTCGTCCTCTGCTCGGCTAGCTTCAATGGGTTGCCTTCATCCCCGTCTGCGTCTACGTTTGATATCTCGTCTAGGAATACGCGAGGCGAACTAAGGCCACGAAGGGAAGCACTACTACCCAATGACAGGAAGTAGGTAAACGTACCATCTAAATTTTGTTGTGTCTTGTCATTGTTCGTATAGTTCTTATCATTCTTATTACTAACTAGATTTTTCAGCACCGGACATGCTTCTATGACTGCCTGCCATTTACCAGTACGGAATTTACTTGTAGTACCGCCAGTAGCACCACCGAAGATCATGTTACTCGGATCATTGGCTAGGAAGTAGTACATACTATTCTGTAGTACCGTTGTTTTGAGAAGTTGAGCACTACTCATTAGTACCACTTTACGTACACGTGGATTAACTATATCGTTGATGGGCTTATGTTGAAAGGCAAATAATTTGACGCGTTGCCCTTGTAGTTCGCCATCGGGGAAGACTAGGTTACTCTCTACCCACTCTGCGGGTAGTTGTTTCTTCGGAGGTAGGATCGACTTCGCCGCCCTCGTTAGGATCTTCATCATCTTCTGGTAGTTGGTCTTCATATGTTCCCTCATATTCATACCCGCCGATTTCTTCTAGCTGGCGGTCTATCTTGTCCTGTAATTTAATTTTTAATTCTAAGGCGTCCTGTGATTCAAATAGTTCTACATAACTCGACGCTGGAATACTTCTTAGTACCTGTCTTAGTTGATAGAAATATTGTGATAATGTTTGCTGTACTACTGCTACCGGAATTAGTTCACCAGATTGTTGACGTAGTTCTAATTCTTTTAGGTCTGCTTCTGCTTCTAGTTTGCGTAGGTTTGCTTTTTGTATTTGACCTTTAGTATCACCATTGCGTAGGGGTTCGATTACGTTTGCAAGTAACCAGTCGTCTACTAATTTCTTAGGCCATGTAATATCCAGTCCTTTACCAGACCAGATACGGGATACTGTGGAATGTTCCACACCGAATCGGTCGGCAATTTCTTGCCAGGAATATCTTGTTCCATCATCTTTTACTTTTGCCATGTGATTTCCTATTCACTTTTTATTCTTTTCCATTGATTGATATTTCCTATCTATTTCTGTACTGATAGATTTTATCTATAGTTTTGTTTGTTCTTTGTAAAATTTTCCACGAATTTTATTTGCAATTCGCGGCGAAAACTCGCTCTATTTGCCGTTTTTTGGGAGAACCTATTATATTTTTATTTGTCAACCTTTATTTTAATTAATTTCATCTTTTTTCGATAAGATCGCACAAATTGTACATAATGTTGATAGGTATCACCTATCAGTGCAGAATCATGCCACCCATGCCGTTATGCACTTCTTATGCAATCTACTTGAGTATCACCATATTACTAACGATTACATCACAACGATAAGAGATAGGCAGACCATCTACGGTACGGTACTGTAAGATCTCGTCGCGTAGTTCCCTTAGTCGGGTTAAGTGTGGTAGCTCACTACCGCTGAATGTATCTAGTGCATTGATAGGGTAATTAGTACGGCCTATGGTGAAGCGTGAGTAGTTTAATGTAATGTATTTATACTTAAGCGTTAGTGTATAGGTATCTATGAATAGCTCGTAACCGTCCTGTGTGATGATATGAGCGGTTATTAGCTTATCCTTGCGTGATGGTATGTATCCTGATTCCTGTCGGCCTGTGGTGCTTTCTATGGCCTTATACGTTCCATCAGGGAAGTGTAGGTAGATTGTATTCATGGTGGGATACTCCTATTGCATGTATAGGAGTATTTAGGCAGGAATAAAAAAGCCCACTTTTATTAGTGGGCTATATTATTAGTTAGTATCGAATAATGGCGGTATTTGTGGTATTTCTACTTCTCCTTCAATTGGTTTGCCGTATTGGTCTGCTACCTTTATTACAGTTTCCTTATAAGGATTAATACTATAATAGTGTTGCTGGTCTTCGGTACTAACAATGATACGCTCAATACTCATATTATATTCCGTAATATTACGGATTGCTTTAATTAGTTTCTCTGACATATATATATCCCTTATTTTATTTTAACGCAGTTTTGAAAGTAGTAATTACGAGTATCAGATCTCAATGAGAAGATAAAAGTAATATCGTTTTGCTCTTTACTACCCATTGTTGCAAGGAAGTATCGCTGCCTATCATTATCATAAGCCATTGTCATTGAATCATTAGATTCTATTGGTCCGGTGGCGTGAGTCATTGCACCGAAGTTAAGGATAAAACCATCACTATTAACTTTAGCGTGACCTGCACCAGAATAAGAAGATTTTTCTACTGGAGTATCACCCAGCATTTCAACTACTTTCACATCACATTGATACAATCCCTGCTCTGGTAGAGAGTGAGTGTTAGCCAGTACCGAAGGAGCTACTAACAGTAATGCAGATACGATAACCTTTTTCATTTCTATTCCTTATTCAATAATACAATTGGAGAAGTTCAAAAATACGGGATTATTCTCATTGCTGACCATATACTGTGTTTTACCATTGATTGCACTAATAATAATATCGTACTGGTCAGTATCTACGGCATAGGCCATCAGGCGACCGCTTTTAAGTTTTGAAACAGGGCTGAATGAAATATTCACATCCCTAAACTTCACACTAACAGCACGGTTATCAATACTCACATAACCAGTCATACCATAATAACCAGTCTTTACTACTCGCTTTCCTACCTGTTCCCACGATTCAACACCGCAACGATACAGACCATCATCAGGGAGTATTACATTTACTGCCAGTACCGAAGGGGCTACTAACAGTAATGCAGACAGTACAATCTTTTTCATAAATTCATCCATTCGGGATTATCTACTTTATCAGAATCAATGGCATTATTGATGCCAGATAATGACAGTGTTTTTGATTACGGCGACTGCAATTTAATAAGTGGGATTAATATATTTTATTATATCATAGTAATATGCAGTCCCCATAACTAAAAGTACGGCAAATATTGTTTTCTTCATCACAGATTATCGCCTATATAATTAGTTGGTTTCGATAACTCAAATTCTGTACCGTAATTATTTGAACGATCAACTATCTTAGTGGTGTTTTTGTGGGGGCCGTGGGCTTTATGTTCGGTGTAGCTATGAATGTTTGTAAGGCGGGCGGCGGCAATAATACAGTTACCAGTAGATGGGCGTTCTTCACCTAATAGCATTGGCTGACAATCACTACTGAATTGTGGGCGATACTCTTTGCCACCATTTACGGGGAATAATACTAGTGTACGACCGTTAATATCACCTACTACAGCTTCATTCATAAATGCAGGCATTGTAGTAGTGCAGCCAGTAGTGATTGTAGCAGTAGCAAGTACAGCTAGGGCAAAGAGATGCTTCATTAGTAATTCCTTTTAGTGATTGTGTGGAGTGATGCTTGATGTGAATTATTATAGCTATGATATTTAGTAATAGCTACTACTTTATCTGTGTAGTAGCTATTATTCTTCTTATGCTACCTTATAGGCTTTAGTAACAAGCTCTTTGAAGTCTTGCTCGTCGGCCTGTTTGGGGTACTGCTTCTTGTACTCGGCGTAGTATTCCTGTGCTTTCGCGTTCATCTTCCCTTTCTGGTTTAGATGGAACTCATGACCGTTCCACTTCGCATTAAGCGGGTATTTTTTGCGATAGTCCTCACTATACGCCCGTAAAAACTCGTCAACGTCTGATAGTTCGGGATTCTTCTTAACCAACTGAATGTATACTTCATCCTTGAGTAATGCCGCTGGTAACTTCTTATTGATTACATTATAGGATCTTCTTTCGTCCTTCTTGCTATCAACTATGACTACTTCGAATATTTTATTGCCGTTTGGCTTCGATGCTTTTTGTGGTATGGAAGCAGGAGAAGATACGGCAAGTGTAGAAAGCAGTTCCTCTACACTAGAGAAGCTACCAGACTCTTGTACAAGTGATTCTAATAGTTTCTTAGCTTCGTTTATACGCTCGGTACGAAGTGTACTAACATAGTCTTTCACTTCTTCCAGGCGTTGAATAAGTGTATCTATATCTTCTTCGTTGACGTTTGCCAGTGCATTGCGGCCTGTTGCGTCGGCAGTCAACATACCTACATGAAAATCATCATTAAGAATCGTACTGATCATCTTTGCGGTAATGCTTTTAATGCTTCCCATAGTACAGCCTCGTTTGATTTTAACAGTAACTGAGTACATTCGGTTAGTTTACCTATATTTGCAAGTGGGATCTCCTTCAAAGTGTTTATCATCTCACTTGTAAGACCAAAATCACGTAGTAGATCTTCTTCGGTAAGTTTTCGTACTGTATCTATATAGAGCACGTTTAGATCATTAAGATCATTCATAGCTTAATGTTCACGCGTTTTCTAGTTAGTAAGTTCAATAGTGCTTCGTTATAGGTAGTGTGCCACGTCTTACCATCACTAAAAGGCTTATTGATGTGTAGGGGATGCTTAGACATAGTGACCGCCCCTACCTTTCGGTCGTGATCGTCGAAAACTTCGGTTATAAGTCCACCAGCAATACAACTAATACGCATGTAAAGATCCCAGCAATGAAGAAAAAGAAATTTGCAGCCGCAAGGTAAGTAAAGGTTAATTTTTTCATAGAGTGTCCATATTAACACTACTAGTACCGAAAATGTACTAGTAGTGTTAATTGATTAATGTACGTTAGTAATTTCTTCGGATACTACTTCTAGTAATGAAGTGAAAGCACGTTCACCATCGAATCGGGCAATAGTGATCTTATCGGTTACACTCTTAGGTAAATTGATGTTCTTTTCCTAATGGAACAAGCCACCAGACATAAGAAACATACTGAATAATTCACGCTCATTATGACGGGAACTAATTACTATATGAAACATTCCCGTTACACGATTATCAATCTCGTTAATCTTGAATCCTAAATCATGTGCCTTAATGATCAAATCAGTAGATACACCCTTAGACATTTTCGATACTCCCTACGATTAGTAACAAGGTTATGATGACTACAAATAGTACATGCTCTTTAGTGATAGTGAACGTCATGTTGTGTCCTCGTTGTATTGACACCACTGATACTAGGATCATTAGTATCTAACGTCAACACTAGTTACTAAAATATTTTATTAGTAGAAAACACTTGATAGTAACTAACGGTAGTGTATACTGTCTTTATTGAAGCAAAACACTACTACGAAGGGATATATAATGAATACAGTAACTTACTTAGAACGCGGTAACATCACTGATATCATGGTTAACGATGTATATATGGGGGCAGTAGTAAAAGGTGAGGATAACAAATACCGTACCGTACATAAGAATAACGCAGCGTCGGGTACATTTACTTCCTTTCACTTCGCCGCGTACCATGTAGAAAAAGCCGTATAATGAAACAATGAAGCCCACATTAAGTGGGCTTTTTTATTCGTACATATCGTTTAGTTTCTTCATTTCTTCTTGAATTGAGATGTATTTCTCGACGTCAATCAGTGTGCTGTACTGGAAGATCAATTCTTCTTTGATGGTAGTGTAATCTTCTATTTCTTGTTGGGTTGCAGTTTCAATATTTTGATACGTGAAGGTATTTGTACTACGATCAAGTACAACACGGTCATAGCCATCAAAATAAATCACCATATTCGAAAACACATTAATACATACATCGCCTTCATAATCATAACGATGAAATAATTTATATTCACTTAGTTTAATATATTGCAC